GCTATCGCAAGGTTATGGCGTATGGCTTATAAAATGCAATCAAAATACACACTAATGGAGCTAAAACTATGAACGATTATTTTCCAGAGCTAGACGGAAACCAATCTATTGACAATGGTAAGATGGGTAGGAAGTTATTTAAAGGCGGTGGTGGAGGGCAGACTCAGTCTACTACGCAAAATATTGACCCGGAAATAATGCCTTACATAACGTATGGCTTAGATGAAGCCAAAAATATGTACTCAGAAGGTGCTCCTGAATACTATCCAGGTCAAACCTATGTAGATCCTTCCTCACAAACTAAAACAGCATTGGGTATGGCTGAGTCAAGAGCATTAGGAGGCAATCCGTTACTTCCAGCAGCTCAAGCTCAACAGTTAAGCACTGTACAAGGTGACTATCTATCAGCTGGAAACCCTTACTTTTCAGGAATGATGGCAGGAGCAGCAAGACCAGCAATTGATCAATTTAACACAGCTATTAGAGATATTGGTAGTAGAACTGCTGCATCAGGCAGATATGGGTCAGGTGCTATGGGTGAAATGGAATCACAAGCATCTAAAAACTTAGCAACATCATTAACTGACACAGCATCACGACTAGCTTATCAAAACTATGGAGCAGAGCGTGGAATGCAAAATCAAGCTATTGCTACTGCACCTCAAATGGCTCAAGCTGATTATGCTGACATTAATCAATTGGCTAACGTAGGTAGAACACAAGAAGATATAGATCGTCAAGCATTAGAAGCTGACATTTCAAGATACGAGTATGGGGTTAATGCACCACAACAGCAATTAAGTAACTACTTAGCTGCAGCTTATGGAGCACCAGCACCAGTCAACCAGACCACTACTAGCTCTGGCGGAGGAGGAAAATAATGAAACCAATGTTAATGGGAGCAATGCTAGGCGCAGGAATGGGTTTAGTACAAGGAAAAGATCCACTAAAATCTGCTTTAATTGGTGGTGCTACAGCAGGCATAGGCGATAAGCTTATGGGAGCTGAAAGTTTGTTTAATGTTGGATCAGATCAACTTACATCTGAACTTGCTACACAAGGCTTAGGTGGTATGCAACCTATAGCTGAAACAACAATGGGGGCAATGAATCCTGAAACGATAAGTATGTTTACCCCAGATGGAACGTCTATGCTAGGAACACAAAATTCTGTTTTTGGCTTAGGTGACCCTATGTCTAATCAATACATGGATTTAGCAACAAATACAAACTTAGGGGCAGAATCTGTATCAAATTTAAATGTACCAAACACAGGTTTACTTAAAGACACTCCAGGTACAGGCACTAACAATGTATTTCAACAAGGCACTGATCTTATAACAGATCAATTTGATGATGATATGTCTACTGCTGACAAGGCTATGTTAGGTATGTCAGGAGCTAATTTACTTACCCCTCAACCAGAACCACAAATGAATGTTCCTGCTCCTCAAGTTATACAAGGAAAGTCAACTGACCCAAGAGATGGTTTGTTAGCTATTAACGTACCAAAACCATTTACATCATTTGCTTCTGTGGAAGATGAAAGAAGAAAGTTATTTCCAACAAGTTACCAAGGATAAAATATGGCATTTAATTTAGATTTTTTAAAAGACTTAGTTCCACAAGGGACTAATATATTTGGTGCAGCTCCTAACGCCAATATGAAACAAATGGCTGAAATGGGACTGTTGGGAGAAGGCAAGTATCAAGATATGCTAGATAAAGCAAATAAACAGTCTTTGTTTCAAGGATTATTAGCCTCTGGTTTGTCTTATGCAGCGCAACCTAAAAATCAAGGATACGGTAGTATATTTCCTTATCTTGCTAAAGCTGGACTGTCTGGTATGCAAGCAGCTCAAAGCCCTTATGATCAAATGGGCAAAGATGCAATAATGAATCAGAAGTTGCAAGACATGAAGCGTACTAGAGATATGCAAGCTAGACAAGATGAGTTTAGAGAAAGCTATGGTAAGCCAAATGTATTTGAGGAAGTTCAAAAAGGCTACTCTCCATCTACAGCACCAGTTGCTCCAGATGCAACAGGACAGTCTACAGCGCCTAATTTTGGATTAGTTCCTAACATGGAAATGCAAGGAAGATTTGATCCAAATGTAATGATGAACAAAGCAGTACAATCTGGAACACTTTCTTTTCCTCAAACTTTAGATTATATGCTCAAACAACAAGAGTTAAAAACAGCTTCTGATATAGCATCAAGAAAAGCTCCTAAAATAGAAAAAGTTAGAGAAGGAGATGAAGAGGTTAGTTACACTTATAATGAAAAAACTGGAAACTACGATGAAATAGCAAGAGGGTCAGCATTTGCTCCAAAAGAAGGAAAAGCAACACATAACAACACACCAACAGAGTTAATTGTTGATGGAAAAGTAGTTAATGCTTATCTTCCAACAGGTAGTGGTGCAATAAAAGGAGAAAAGCCAATTGATGCAACTACAAACAAGCCAATTGATAGTGCTTTTTCTGTAAAACCAAAACCATTTACAGATAGTCAGGCAGAAAACTTCCAACACTCAACAAAAATGAAAGCTGCAAACAACGTATTTAGCAATCAACTTGAGAATGAAGATGGTACTTTAAATTACGATCCTACAGCAGTAAATAGACAACAAGTTATTGGGTCATATTACTTGGTTGGTGATGCTTCTGCGGCTCTTTTAAATAAATATAATTTAACGCCAGCCGATAGACAAGCAGCACAAGCTAAGAAAACATTTATTAACTCTATACTTCGTAAAGAATCTGGAGCTGCAATTGCTCAAAGTGAATTTGATAATGCAGACTCACAATACTTTCCACAATTTGGAGATGATAAACAAACAGTAATAAATAAAAGAGTAACAAGAGATCTGGTTACAGCAACTATGGAAGCTGCTATAAATGGAGATCCAGAAGCTATTAAAAGAATTGAAGAAATATCAGCTGAATTAGCGTTATATAACCCTTCTGTTAAAAAAGGATCTGCCTCAGATGTAGGAGGAAATGAAATAACTGTAGGAGAAGTTAAACAGGGTTATAAATTTATAGGTGGTGATCCAAATGACAAAAAAAATTGGCAAAAGGTAGGTAATTTTACTTCTAACGACATACCACAATAAGGAAATCTAATGGCAGAAAAACAAAATCCTTGGGAAACAGGGTATAAAGTAAAGGAAGTAGAATCTTCTGGAGGATCTCCTTGGGAAACAGGGTATAAAGTAAAAGAAGAAAAACGGTCTATGTTAGAAGAGTTAGGAAGACAACTTGGATTAACAGGAAGATACATATCTGAAGGAGTTTCTGAAACTGGTGACTTAATTGCTTCTCCAGTAAGGGGTGCTTTAAATTTAGCATTACCTGAAAGTATGCAAATAAAACCAATTACGGAAGCTGTAGTTCAACCTACATTAGAAGCTTTAAATGTTCCTAAGCCAGAAACAACACTTGAGAAGATAGTTGGTGGAGCATCAAAAACTTTAGTAAGCACTGGTACTGGGGCTGGAATAGCTAATGTATCAAAACCATTAACCCAGACAGGTCAAGCTATTAAAAACCTTCTTACACAAGACATGAAAGTGCAAGGAATTGCAGGCGCAGGGGCAGGTGCTGGGCAAGAAACAGCTTCTGCTGCAGGATTAGGTGATGGAGCTTCAACTCTTGTAGGTCTTACAACTGCAATATTATCTCCTGGTGCAAGTAAAAAATATCTTGAAAAACCAATAAGCAATATAGCAAGAAAAATTACAAACGCTCTTCCAAACAAAGTAGACGATACTGTTACTAATGTATTACAAAATACGTTAAAAAATAATAATATTAAATTTGACGATCTTGACAGTAATGTTGTTTCTTTGCTTAAAAAGGATATTGCTGAGGCTGTAAAAGTAAACCCAAATATGTCTGAGTCAGCGTTAAAAAGATTGGTTGATTATAGGATAGTAGGAGCAATTCCCAAGCAAGGAACATTAACCTTAGATCCTAACTTAATTACTAGAGAAAAAAATCTAGCTAAAATGGGTGTAAATAGTCAAGATCCTCAAGTTCAAAAATTAGCTAACATTGAGTTTGAAAACAATAAAATACTTTTAAACAACATTAATGAGTTGGGAGCTAATAAAGCTTTAGACGTTAACTCTGTTGGTGGGAAAATGTTTGAACAGTTTGGTAAAATTACAAAGTTATACGATGATCAAATAGATGATCTATATTCAAGAGTTAGAACTTCTGATGGTAAGTTTGCTCCATTAGATGGAAAAACATTTGTAATGAAAACTAGAGCTAATCTTAAATCAGATTTAACAGATCAATTTCTTCCATCAGAAATAAAACAATATCTTACTGCTATAGAAAAAGGAACATTTGATTTAAACGTAGCGACTGCTTCTCAGTTAAAAAGTATAGTTTCAAGGTCTTTAAGATCACCAAGTTTAGATGGAAACGTAAAACAAGCTTTAATGGTTGTTAGAAATAACTTAGAAAATGTTAAGTTAAAAGATCCTAGGTCTTTAGGCAAAGATGCTTTAGATGCAGAAAAGGCAGCTAGAAAATTTACTTATCAATACAAACAACTTCAAGAAAGAATACCGGCATTAAAAGCTATATACGATAAAAGAGTTAGTCCAGATAAGTTTTTTGATAAATATGTTTTAGGAGCTGATACTAAGCAACTTAGAAATACTTTAAATTTTGCTGATGAACCTACTAGGCAAATGATTAAAGATAACATTCTTGGTCATATTAAAATGAAAGCTACTAATGGAAACCCTGATGAAATTGCAAAAATAAGTGGATCTGCCCTAAGAAAAGTTTTGTTTGGTAAGGGTGGAATTGGAACTGAAAAGTTAAAGCTTATTTTTAATAAAGAAGAGTTGGCTAAATTAAAAGCCATTTCTAATGTAGCTAGTTTTGAGCAACACATACCATTAGGGGCTGCTGTAAATACATCTAATACAGCAAGTGCATTATTTGGAATGTTAGAAGGAATTGGCTCTTCAGCTCTTTTAAATAAAATTCCTCTTGGTCAAGCCGTGTTAGGAAGTCCAGCCAGAAATATTGTTCAGTCATCACAGGCTAGAACAGCACAAAATGTTCCTGGCATACTGTCTACTCCAACACAACAAATAGAAGCTAAAAGAACTTTAGCTCCATATATATCAAGTTTGTTAGGAGATTAATATGTGGCAAGAACTTACACTACCACCAATCAATTTATATAACGCACCGAAGGGAAACTAATGGCATCAACTAACCAAGTACAAGAAGTAAAAGCAGACTTACATACGCATGAAGAAGTTTGTGCCATTCGTTATGATGGCATTAATGCAAGGCTTGCTAGGATGGAAAAGATTATTATGGCAGTATTTGCAGGCATCGTATTTTTATTAATTAAAGTATTGATTAGCTTAGGTGGGCTATAATGTTAACAGTATTATCTTCTATTTTAGGGTTTGCTACATCAGGCTTACCTAATTTACTTAAATTTTTTGAACAAAAAGGTGACCAGAAGCATGAGTTGGAAATGGCTAAACTTGAAATGGAAAGAGCATTGGCAATGGCTGAAAAAGGATTTGCTTCTGAAGAGCGTATATCTGAAATGGAAACTTACGCTACTGAAAGAGTTTCTTTATACAACCATGACAACAAGCTCCAAACAAAAACGAGTCCTTGGGTTAATAATCTCCGTGCTAGTGTTCGTCCCATTGTCACCTATGCTTTTGTTTCTCTTTTGCTATTCGTTGACATCGCAGGTTTAATTTGGGCAATACATACTGGAGTAGAATTTGGCACAGCGCTAAGTACAGTGTTTAGTCCAGTAGAAGAAGGCATTATAGGAAGCATTATAGGGTTTTGGTTTGGTAGTCGTCATTGGCAAAAATGAAAACATCAGACGTTGGCATTAAATTAATTAAACATTTTGAGGGTATACATGAAACTGCTTATAAGTGTCCTTCAGGTTATTGGACTATTGGCGTTGGTCATCTTATCAGTCGCAATCCTGTGCTCGATAGTAATTACGATAGGAAGCTATCACATGGGGAAATAGATGAATTACTTAGATCAGATTTACTACGGTTTGAAAATGGACTACGCCGTTTGTTACCTTCTGTGCAACTTAGACAAAATCAATTTGATGCTTTGGTCAGCTTTTGTTTTAATCTTGGTCTTGGTTGCTTTCAAAGATCAACAGTTAGATCAGCGTTGCAAAGAGGTGATGAAAAAAGAGCAATAGATGTGTTGTTGGCTTATTGTCGTTCTGGGGGTAGAGTATTGAAAGGTTTACAAAGAAGGAGAGCTGCTGAAGCTAATTTATTCTTTAGCCACATAAAATGAAAATACTTTTTTTAGATATAGAAACGAAGCCTGCTGTAGTTTCAGCATGGCAAACCAGAGATGTAAATGTTGCAGTTAATCAGATAATAAGAAGAGGCTCAATCATGTGTTGGGCAGCGCAGTGGTACGGATCAGAAGACGTTATCTTTGATTCAGAATGGACTAGCAGTTACAAGAAAATGATAAAACATATGCATGATCTTCTTAATGAGGCTGATGCTGTATGCCACTATAACGGTACGTCATTTGATATGAAAGAATTGAATCGTGCCTTTTTACTTTTAAAACTTCCTCCTCCAAGTCCATACAAAAATATAGATCTATATAGAGTGGTAAGACAAAACTTTAGATTTATATCTAACAAATTAGAAAACATATCAATTGAATTAGGTATTGGAGAAAAGGTTAAGCATTCCGGAATGCATTTATGGAATGATGTAGAGAAGAAAGATCCAGAAGCTAGAAGAATGATGGAAGAGTACAACCGACAAGATACAGTTTTGTTAATAGACTTGTTTGAGAAGTTAAAACCTTGGCTTAAAAATCATGGTCTTAATCACAATATGTTTACCGACAAAATGGTATGCCCAACTTGCGGATCTATTAAGTTACAGAAACGTGGGTATCAAAAGAATCACAGTTACACCTATCAGCGTTATCAATGTCAGGAATGCGCTACATGGTTTAAATCTAACAAATCAATTAAAGAGCTAACAAAGTCAGAGTCAGCTATCAACATATAAGGGTTATCATGGATATAGAAAAAGTGGTTTCTGCGATGGTAGGAAAAACCATTGAAGAAGCACAAATAGGTTATCAGGATTCTGAGTTAACTTTATTTTTAGATGATGGGACAGTTATTGACATAGTTGTTGACACAATTCATGCTGATATCCCAGAATTAGACGATTAGCAAAAAAACGGCTTTTCGTAAGGCTCTCTGTGAGGAGTTTAATGTTGAGTTGATACACTTACATCAAAACATATTAAAAACCTCACTACGAGCTCTGTGACGGCTTCAGACGGGTTTCATTATATATAACCACATCTCCAACCTTAATTACCTTTCCAGACACACAATCTGTAATACGATACATATCTTTTGTACCATTATTCCAAAACTCTATAGTATGTCTATACCCTTCAAAGAAAAAATCATCCATTAAGCATCATCATCTTCCGACAGGATCTTTTCTGCCATAAACTCTTCCATGCTTATTTTCAATTCTTCGTCTTCTGATATGTGCTGAATTAAATGCTGAAGATACCAGTGCGCTTTTAATAAATCTTCAACGCCATTCTTCTTTTTCCAACGCCACATATACTTTATTACATTGGCTGTATCAGTTGCTTCAATTCCAACAAGGTCCTTAGTCACTTGTTCAATAGCTTCAATGCACTCTATACGACCTCTATAATGATCTGGGTTTATGTTATCTGCCATTATTTTTTCTCCGTAATATTTTCAATATTAATACATTTAATTTTAGTTTTAGTAAAAATGTTTTTTGCCTCATTCATAGACTCAAACAAGTAACCATTCTTATGGCAATGATAAGCTTTGTCTGGAACAGAATTAACACCAAGCCAAATTAAACCTCCTACAAAAACTAACACTCCAACTACTAACCAACCTTTCTTTTTCTTTTCTTCGTGCAATTTATATCTCATCATTTTCATTACCTCCTTGTAATGGTTTGATCGTCAGAACTAATTAACATACTTGCTATAATAGAGTCTTGATTAACTAACAAGGACTACTACTATGTGGACAAAACCATCAGCTACAGAAATGAGATTTGGCTTTGAAGTAACAATGTATGTAATGAACAAGTAATACTTGTAATACAAGTAATACACTAACCCTCAAGTTCTCAATGTCATTATAGTCTGAACCAATTCCAAACTACAATGGTAGGCATATGCCTCTTGAGGGAAGTGTAACCATAATCCCTAGAAAGGGATGTCTTCAAGATCCTCAACAGTATTTGCAACTGGTGCGCTAGATGCCACTGGTTGATCTTCCTTTTTATTCACTTGACCACTTAAATAAGTCAGACCACCTTTACTAACAGTTTTCCATAGCGCAACATCAAAATCAATGTTGGCGATAGTAACGCTTCCTGTGTAGTCAGGTGACTTATCATTCTTCTTTTCTTTAACCGCAAATATTGCCATACGATTATTGTTGTTGTACTCAGCCATTCTAATTCTCCTTTGGTTGATAAACTGGTTTCTTTTTCCATCTACTTGGCTTTGTATTAGTCTCAACATATTCTAAGAACTGGTGAGCATAAGGCAAATACCAATCAATGAACTCTTGGTCGTACACAATCTTTTCTGCATGAAATTCCTCAGGAGTCCAAACACCAAACCAACCATAAGGCGTTCCATGGGTAAAGCATTGTAGTTGTACCTGATACCAATATCTATCTGGTATCTTTGGGTAAATCTTTTGGGTGTAAGGACATTTCAATTCAATCCCTATATCCATATCTATCTCTGGGTCATAAATCCAACCATCAACTGATGCGCCTATAGGCTCTGATGGATGAACATGAAACTCGTTACCTTCTTTGCAGATCTCATCTAAATAAACTTCCATTGCAGACAATGCAGTTGATTCAAATTGATTACCATAAGCAGTCATCTCATTGCCCTGGAAAGGAGCTTTTAACAATGTGTACTCTTCAAATTTAGGAACTTGCTTGTCAATAATGTCATAACCCTGACTAGCAGTTACAACATTATGTCTGCGATTATCCTTTAGATGATTTGAGCTCATTAGCGTACTCCCTAACAACTTCTTGAATCTCAGGGCTAAGAGTAAAGAAGAACTTTTTTAGTGATCCTTCTTTATGAGCTCTTTCCATATTATTCTTTACGTTAGAGATAAGCTCGTCTGAGACTTTTTCTTTGGATGGGGTAGCTTCTTGTTGCGCTACTGCGTTACCAACTTCTTCAGCAGATGCTATAGAAGCATCAATGCCAATTCCAAGTATGCCTAAACATCTTCCGACACTACTGGTCTCTGCATTTTCTAATGCTGAAGTTTTATTGATAAAGGTAGATCCATCTTTTTCAGAAGCATGACCTGTAGACAAAATCGTACCATCATTAATTGCTGTAGCTTTAAAAGTATGAGTGCCATCAACAGATGATAACAACTCAGTAATGATTGTTCCTTGTGGGTATAACTCACGGAAGTGAGCTATACGTTCGTTGACCATGACATAAGCTTTACCTTTTATGTCTACTGTTTTTAGTTGTTTCATAAACATCTCCTTTAAAAAATTTATTGTAACACGTTGTTAATTTTGTTTCAAACTTTTAATTTCGTCTCTTATTTTTTTGTACAAATTATTATGTTTAAGGTTTCCGTAATCGGCTTTTCTTAACATCATTTTAAGGCACTTCATTCTTGTTTGTAGCTTTTGCATTCCTTGCCATTCAAGAGATACTGGACTCCAATATTTTTCAAAGTCATCTTTGGCAACCTTAACTGTTTGCAATTCTATGCCATCAGAAATGTATCTGCGCCTAGCAAAAGTAACCCACTTATTTCCACTAGTTACTAATAGGCTAAGAGAAAATCCTTCACGCCTATCGTAAAAAAAGTTTTCTGTTTTTTCCATTACAGTTTCTCCGTTAGTGGTGATTTATATTTGTTGTACAAAGAGATTGGAGCTAAGGCTTCGTAGTCTACTTTTGGAATATATACATATTTATTTATATAAACCATGTAGCCAACATGATCGTTGGCTTCATCGTAAACTTTAAAAAGTTGGTTATCCATTGCTTGCCTCCTTATACTCAGATGCCATTTGACTCATCTCAACTTCTGATGGCTGTTGCTCAAACACATACTGGTAAAGCTCTTCTAATTCTTTTGTCCATTCCATTTTAATTCTCCTTTGTAGAGGTGGCTTACGCCATTGCCTCTTCCATAATAATAGCTTTGCTAGTAGGACTGCTAAAAAGCAATCCTTCTAACTCTTCTGGGCGTACAACTAATTCTATAAACTTGTACCCAGTATCGTAATAACATTTAAGAGTTTTGCTATTTATAATAATGTCACCTTCACTAATACTAGCAAGACTTTGCTCTGGATTATCTATAACAATATTAATTTGTGGATGATTGTAACGATCAATGTCAGCGTTACCAAGATCTACTACTTCAGCTAGGCTATCAGCTTCAATGTCTGCAACATGATCATAGTCATGTATTAAAATGTCTTCGTTTAAATGTCTAGCGTGTCTTGCAACAGCATCATGACCTTTTTCGTTAATTAAATCTACCTCTGCATCTGTTAAACTAATTTGTAAAATGTGGTATTTCATGTCTAACTCCTTTGTTGTTTATTTAACCTACAAAAGAAGTATCCTTTATTGAAACAAAGTTGTCAACAACTTATTTCATTTATTTTAAATAATTATTTCACTAAAGTGTTTGACAACTAAATTGATTGGTAGTAATGTGGAGGGACTTACTAACTTTGGTAAGCAAAATGAAGGAGATTTAAAATGTCAGGTAAAAAAGATTCAAATTTTGAAGTAACTTTAGTATGGACAGGAGATGATGTAAATTGGGTTCTTGATCAAAAATGGAAGAATGGTGTTGAAGCTTATTCAACACTAACCAGCGATCAAACAGAACAAGTTTTAATTTTTGTTCAAGAAAATTATAATCAGATGGTAGGGATTGGCTCTGAACAAATCTTGGAAGCTTGTTTAGAGTTAAATTATATAGATGTAGAAGGAAACATAATTAATCAACTAGAGATAGCTTAACAACTTAGAGGTGGTCAGCGCCACCTCTTTTTAATTAAAGGAATTTTATGAAATATAAAGAAGTAATAAAAATGTTTAACAACAGTCGGAGAGAGTTAGCCAAGGAATTAGATGTATCAGTTCAGGCTGTATCTAAGTGGGCGCAAACTCCTAATGCAGAAATACCAAAGGTTCGTCAGTTTCAGGTTAAGACAATTTTAAAATTAGATGACTAGATTATTTACACATCAAGTTTTAGATTTTACTGGAGATCCATTAATGGCTTTCCAAAGTAAAAAAGAAGCAGTATGGTTTTGTCAGAACAAACCTGATTGTAAAATTATTCAGGTAGCAAAAAGACCAAGAAAAGAAAAATCATCCTTACCAGATTGGTGGGATAAAACTGAGGAGTGTTTATTTTGAAAATTAAGAACTGGGATAGGCATCAGCACTACAAGCTTAAAAATCCCAAAGGCAATAAAAAGATGCATTGGTTTAAGTTGTACGGAGGTGATCTTCTTAATGATGTAGATTATGCAGAGCTAAGTGATAAGAATAAATTAGCACTGATTGAGCTATGGTGTTTAGCTAGTCAACACAACGGAGAACTTCCAGAAATAAAAGTTATATCTTTTAGACTAAGAAGGTCAGTTGAAGACATTGAAAGTAGCCTAAAATCACTAGGTAACTGGATAATCCTAGACAAAGTATATACCTCGTCTAGAGTAGAGGAGAGGAGAGTAGAGGAGAAGAGAGTAGAAGAGAGGAGAGGAGATGAACATTTCGCTACTTTCACATTTTAGTAAGGTAAGTAAAACTACTAAAAGTAATTCTTACAACTGCTTGTGTCCAGCGCATGAAGATCGGTTAGCAAGTCTTTCTATAAAGTTTGCTGATGATGGTAGAGTTCTTATGCACTGTTTTGCAGGATGTGACATTACATCTATTCTTGGAGCAGTAGGTTTAGATCTGGATGATATTGTCCCAGAAAGAAAAGACCTATTAAAACCATTAGGAAAAATATATAATCCTTTTGCGGTACTTAAAAGTTTACAAGATGAAGTTCTTTTGGTAGCAGTTGTTGCAGCTGAACTTGCTCAAGGTAAACCTTTAGAAGAAGGTGACCGTAAGAGATTGTTAGAGTCAGTCAGATTAATAAGGGAGGGTTATGAGTACGCTAAACGATAAAGTAAAAAGTATGATTGTAAGGGAGTCTGAGATTCAAAGTTATTTTGCCACAAGAGATAACGATGAACATACAAACATACACAATCCATCAAGCTATATAGAACAGGTACAGGAATATTTTAATGGTGATTACCATAAAGGTGTGACACTACCGTGGGAAAAAACTTACGATGGATTTAGAGTTCGTCCAGGTGAAGCATCAATAGTTTCTGGATTTTCAGGATCAGGTAAGTCAATGATACTTAGCCAGATGAGTTTAGGTTTATTAGAAAAAGATTACAAGACCATGCTTGCATCTTTTGAGTTGCAACCAAGGTCTTCATTAGCAAGACTACTAAGACAAATGTCTGGATCAAGATTGCCAAGCAATGAGTTTATTGAGGAAAAGATTAACAGCCTTGATGGTAAGCTTTATCTTTACGATCAGCAGGGCACAGTTGGAGTTGAGAGCATAATTAGCGTAATTTACTATTCTGCGGAAGTTCTCGATTGCAAGATTGTGATTGTGGACTCACTCATGAAGTGTGGAGTTGCTGAGGATGATTACGAAGGGCAGAAGAAATTTATTGATCGTATCTGTGTAGCTGCTAGAGATTTAAATATTCATATATTTGTGGTAGCTCATTCTAAAAAATCTAATAGTGAATACACTGATGCTCCAACTAAACATTCTGTATCAGGATCAACTCACATAACAAACCTTGTGGACAATGTGTTTGTGGTTCATAGAACACACAGAGATCAACGCTTAGAGTTGGGTCAAATTAGTCAAGAGGACTTTGTCAATATTCCAGATGCACAACTGTATTTAGTTAAGCAAAGGCACTACGAGTATGAGGGTCATTGGAATTTTGATTTTAATCCAGAATCATTAACTTACGCATAGGAATATTATGTCAGATGATAAAAAAGATTTAAAAAGTTTTACTCAAGAGATAATTAAAGAATTTGGTATGGATGTTAATTATCGTATAAAGCTAGAAGATGGTGGTGTTTATAAATCTTCTGGTTGGGACGAATCAGTTAGACAATGGAGGGTAAAAAATGGTCGTCAAAAAAACTATAACAAAAGATAACGTAAACAATATCATTGACATGATAAAAGGGTTAGACTTTACCAAACCTTGGAGAATGCAGTTGAGTGAATATAAATTTAACAGAACCACTGATCAAAATTCTAGGTATTGGAAGCTGTTAAGATCCATTGGTGATTATATTGGTTACGAAGAAGATGAGATGGATGCGCTAATGAAATATAAATTTTTATCATCTGAGATTGAAGTTGGCGGTGAAACTATTATTAAAGTAAAAAGCACATCACAACTCAATACAAAAGAAATGGTAGAGTATCAAGAAAATATCCAGAGTTGGGCGATGCAATATGGATTTAGATTTAGGGAAGATGATGAGTAAAAAGAAAAGTAAAACTAAAGACGAACGTCAATGGCTAAACAAATTGTCAGAGTTTGGTTGTTGCATTTGTCGTAAGCACCATGATGTATCTGATCCACCTCCATGCAATCTTCATCACATTAGAGAAGGTATGGGGATGGGACAAAAGAACAATGACTTTATGGTAATACCTCTTTGCCACTATCATCATCAAGGTGAAGATGGATACCATACAAGCCCAAAGACTTGGATAGAAAAGTACGGAAAAGAAAGTGAAATGCTAGAATGGGTATTGGATCAACTATGAAGATTATTCCTATTGAATCAAACCAAACTTATGACTGGTTGTTGAATGTTCATTACGCAAAAAGAATACCTCATATTATGAAGGCATTTGGATTATATGATGGAGATGCTTTAATTGGCGTTGTTACTTACGGGATGCCTGCTTCTCCAAGTTTATGTATGGGTATTTGTGGTAAAGAATATTCAGATAAAGTATTAGAGTTGAATAGACTTTGTTTAATGAACAACGACAAAAATCAAGCAAGTATGTTAGTTTCAGGTTCTATTAAACTATTGCCTAAGCCTACAATAGTAGTTTCTTATGCTGATCATGCACAAGGTCATGTAGGATATGTTTACCAAGCAACTAATTTTTTATACACAGGGTTATCCGAAAAAAGAGTTGACTGGACTATTAAAGGGCAAGAGCATAAGCATAGCAAAACAATTAGTGATGGCATGACTTTAGAATCTATTAAAGAAAAGCACGGAGATGATTTTTATTATATTGAAAGATCAAGGAAACATAGATACATTTTATTTCATGGAACAAAGAATGATAAAAAGATTTTAAGAAGCAAACTTAAATATGAAGTACAGCCATACCCTAAAGGAGAAACAAATAGGTATGACATTACTCATAAGCCATCCACTCAAGTAATCATGGAATTTTAACAAAGGAGATATTATGAAAAAAATATTATTAGTTGGATTGTTTTATGTACCAATAGCTTTAGCTGAGTCAGTAAATTACTTTAGTCCTGATGATGGTCAGTTAACTATTGTAGATAATGCACAAGAAGTTAGGGTGATTGTAGACCAAAACGGCTCACAAGGGTTAGAGATAACTCCAAGCAACACTGGTCAAACATTTGTTTATGGTGATGAACTAACGGTTATTGAATCAACACCATTGGGAATTATTAGTTACTAGGAGTAAATTATGATAGACATTCACAAAAACTGTAAAATGGAGAAAACTTGCAATGGGAAAAGGTAGTGGTAGAAGACCAAAAGGATTAGTTAGCGATCAAAAGTTACAAGATAACTGGGATCGTATATTTAATGCAAAGCCTAACTCAGATCAGTTTGAACAAAACGGAGCTGTTGTTAAGCAACATATAGAAAAGGTTGCTTGGCGAGATGAGATGGTAAAAGAAGATCATGAGAAATCAATAAGGGAGAGAGCTGATGGCGATATCACCGACACAAAGAACTCTTAAGCGCATGAAAGAAAGTGGTGAATACGCTTTAGTTCAAGTAGTAGAAAAATGGAATCCATTTGCACGCATTCGTCAAGATTTATGGAATTTTGATATCTTGGGAGTATCTAAAGATGGTGAGCTTCATTTTATTCAAGTAACAACAAAAGGAAATATGAAGGCAAGGGAAAACAAAATAGCTGACAGTGAATATACCCCTCACCTTAGAAACGCAAACCTTACGTTGTTAGTAGAAGGGTGGGCAAAGGTTGAAGGTAGATGGAAGTCTTTTATAACGGATGTATCTTAGGAGGATATTATGGCAGAAGGATTAGCAGCACAAGATAACGAATATATTTTTACATTTGATGATGGTAGAAAGATTAAAAGGGCGAAGTTAGCAGATTTAATTCTTGATACTATTGGGGATGATAAGAAGCACACAGCAGAGATTGCAAATGAAATTGGTATGAATTATCAGTCAGTGTTTGCGGTTATTAGAACATTAGTTACTACTGAGCTTTTACTTAGCGAGAAGATGAGTAGAAACACTGCTTACAAAAAACCTAAGGGATGCGCTTTAACTGATTACTTTAATCATGGTAAGGGCATTAAGGATTTTAAAATTAATAGCAGTAAAAAATATAAGGCAGAGGATTTTCCTAATGTTAGCTTTGGTGGTAAGAGTGGTTATGAGCAATACTCTAGCAATTACAGCAACACTATCTACGAAGGTGGCGAATGAGCTTACCTATTTCTAGGATACTTTATTTATTAGATGCTTGGGCAAAGTGGATGAGATTTGACAACCACCGCCTAGGCTTTCCAAGCAAGTCAATTATGATGAGCACTGGTGGATCTTCTGAGAATGTATTTGAAGAAATGGTAGATGATAGTGACAAACGTAACGTAATTATCCTTGATGCCATCATTACAGGGTTGCCTGTAGAGCAAAGAGAAGCTATTTATTTTAAACATTTAGGTGCAAAAGAACCATTTGCCTCAGAATTTAAATACCAAGATGCCTTGGAATCCCTTGATAAGCTTGCCTCTAAAAGAATTTATGCATAAATGTTGTTTAGTTGTTGACAACTTAGTTGCTATATAAGATAATTCTTTTGTAGGTTAATTAAACAAAAGGAGATTTAAAATGGATACAAACAGAATACACGGACTTTATATCACAGAAGATCAGGCATATGACTTAGCTTGCCGTGAAGAGTTTATATCAGCAACACCATACAATTTAGCTATTATGCAAATGCAACAACATTGGAGCTCAGTTAGGGCAGAAGAGCTTTATGAGCCTGTAGTTGAGTTTTATGTTCCTAATATAAAAACTGGTCGCAATAAAAAATTCTGGATGCACAGTGGTTTCGTTGGAGCTAAAGGATATATGGCACTTACATTAAGTAGCGTTATGAGTGGTCATGCCTTTAGTCCTGAATATGGTTTTGAATACGATGTACGTGCAACATTAACTAATTTGAAGGTGGCGTAAGCCACCTTTACAAAGGAGATACACATGGAAAAGCAATACGGAGATTATCACGGAGATGAAAATGAGATTGAATCAGACAAACAAGAGAAAGAAGATAATGATCCAAGGCATGAGCCAAACTTTGATGAATGGCATGAAGTTTTAAATTTAACATGGGAGAGCTTGTAGGACTCTCCCTTTTTTTATGGTTAGCGATTGGCTTACAAACTACAATCGTGTATAATAGAGCCTTAGGGGAGAGGTGCGTTCACTGACAACGTCACTGCCCTTATTCTTAAACATCCTCCTTTGTTTAGATCCCTCTTCGGAGGGATTTTTTTTGTTATAGGAAAAATATTATGGCTAAGTGCAAATCTAAAGGTAAGAGAAGTTACGGTAAAGGTAAGAAGTAATGGATGGATCAAACTGGAGTGTTTATATCTATTGGGGATTTAACATAGGGATTGAGCTATACGAAGAGCTAATAGAATTTGAAGAAGGTGATCAGTACCCAGTGGAATACTTACTGATTAATTTAGGGTGCATTAGAATACAAAGAGGAAGGTATGCCTGACGATGTTGCTGAAACTATGGAAAAGCTTAGACGTTGGTTTGAAGCGCAACAGGATTGTGTGTAATGGAGCAAGGTAGAGACGACTCACCTTGTAACGGAATATGTAAGATAGTAGATGATACTGATAAAACACCAAAGTGCATAAGCTGTAAAAGAACTTATGAAGATATTGATGAGTGGTTCAAGTTATCAAGAGATGCAAGACTATATAGAATGCAACAACTAAAAGAAGGCAAATGATATGAATAATATGAATGATTACTTATCTCAACTGATTGCAATGATTACTGGAAGTGGATCAGCAATGGCACAACCAGGTGCAGTAGATCAAATATATAGTTCTGGAGACCCAAGAAACTTTGCTCCAAATCAAGGATCTGTTGATGGTGGAATGATGGATGTTGTAAATCAAATGAATCAAATGCCTGAAGAGGGTTATCTTAAAGATATGCCATTACCAAACAATGTTATAGATGGAGCATTTCATACTCCAGAACAACTGATAGAACAAAAGATGCAAAACTCAGGTAATACTCCAATGCCACAAGGCTTTGATATAGAGAAAGTAAGAGAGATGATTCGTTCACAAAAAATGAGATAACATAGGGGTAAATAACTCGTAAGAGCTTTACAAAATTATGGATAAAGAAGAACAATTAGCATTAGCTAGAGAGAAGGCTAGAGAAGCAAGCCTAGGAAACAACTTCTCTAGTAAAAAGAATAGGTTATTAAAAGATACCCTGAACAGGATTGTTACTCAGGATGATGCGTTAAGAGCTAGGAACATGATGGAAGCTTTAGTAAGAAAAGCTGAAGAGGGAGACACAAAGGCGCTTGACATTGTCTTAGACAGGCTAGAAGGAAAGGTCCAAAGCCAAACAGATATAACTTCTTCCGATGGATCACTAAGCAACAACCTCAAGATAGAGTTCGTTGATGTCGAATCAAAAGTTTCCGAATAAACTTAAATGGCTATTTGAACCACATCGCTTTAAGGTAGCTTACGGTGGTAGAGGTTCTGGTAAGTCATGGAACTTTGCTAGAGCACTGCTAATCATGGGTACAGAGAAGCCTATGCGCATTCTTTGCGCTAGGGAAGTACAACGATCCATTAAGCAATCAGTTCACACACTATTAAAAGATCAGATACAAGACTTAGGTCTTGGAGACTTCTACGAGGTCATAGAAACATCTATACGAGGTATCAACGGTACAGAGTTTACTTTCTCAGGGTTAGCAAGCAACACAGTAGAGTCAATTAAATCCTATGAAGGTGTTGACGTTACATGGTGTGAAGAAGCTCAAGTTATTAGTAAGAGATCATGGGACATATTAATACCTACGATCAGGAAGCCTAACAGCGAGATCTGGGTGACTTTTAACCCTTACATGGACACTGATGACACTTATAAGCGTTTCGTCATTAACAAGCCTCCTAACGCTCGCATAGAGAAGGTTAACTACTCTGATAACCCTTGGTTTCCTCAAGTATTAGAGATTGAACGTGCTAGGTGCATGGCTCATAACCCAGAAGACTATGCAAACATATGGGAAGGCGACACTAAAGCTGCAGCAGATGGTGCTATCTATCACAATGAGATAAGAATGGCGCAAGAGGAAGGACGTGTAACTAACATACCAAGTGATGCTTTATTAAAGACTCACGTGGTTATGGACTTAGGATGGAATGATTCTATGTCTATTATCCTATGCCAGAGATCACTATCGGAGATCCGAGTGATTGACTACATAGAAGACGATCACAGGACACTAGACAGCTACTCTGATCAGTTGAAAAAGTTAAACCACAACTGGGGAACGATGTACTTACCCCATGATGCTAGAAACAAAGACTTTAAGTACGGTACAAGTGCTGAAGAGATTATGCAGAAGCTAGGATGGGAGACTGAGATCATACCTAGATCTGATATAGAGACAGGCATCAAGCTTGCAAGGATGACCTTTAGCAGAGCTTACTTTGATGCTGATAAAAGCAAACGACTGATTGAATGCTTAAAGAATTATAGAAGAGCTATTAACCAAACAACACAAGAGCCTGGTGCTCCGCTTCATGATGAATACAGTCATGGTGCAGATGCTTGGCGTTATGTTTGTGCAGTGGTTGATGGTATGTCTAACGAGGCTTCCTCATGGGATAAACCTCTAACTGTAAATAACCAATGGATCGTATAAATGGCAATAGATGAAAACAAATTAAAGGCGTACCTAGAATCTGAGATAGATGACTCCATCGGATACCTAGAGACAGAAACAACTGACCAACGCCAAGAAGCACTAGAGTATTATCTTAGAGAGAAGTACGGCAATGAAGTGCCTGGTAGATCACAGATAGTAACTGGGGAAGTAGCGGAAGCAGTAGATGGTGCTATGCCTCAGCTTATGAAAATCTTTACATCTACAAGTGATGCAGTGGTATTTGAGCCAGTGAATGAAGGTGACGAAGAGACAGCAGAACAAGCTACCGCTTATGTAAACCATATATTCCAAAAAGATAACCCAGGCTTTTCTATCATGCACGACTGGTTTAAAGACGGTCTTATGCAAAAGGTTGGTGTAGTTAAAGCTTATTGGGATGACTCTAAAGACGTAACAACAGAAAAGTATTATGATCTTGATGACGATGAGCTAGCAATGATAGCATCCGATGAGGATGTTGAAGTCGTATCACAAAAGACTAATGAAGTAATGATTGAGCAAGAACCTCAGCCTTCTGTTGATCCTATGACTGGTCAACCTATGATGGATGAGATGGGTATGCCAATGATGATGGAAGTGCCTCCATTAGTTAACAGAACACATGACGTTAAACTATCAAGAACGGTAGATAAAGGTCAAGTAAGAATAGAAAACGTACCACCTGAAGAGTTCCTAATCTCTAAGAGAGCTAGAACTATTGCAGACTCAGAGTTCACTGCACACCGTAAGATGATGACACGATCCGAGTTAGTGGCTATGGGTTATGACGAAGACTTAGTTTACTCACTAGCAACTGGTGACTCACTAGACTTCTCTCCAGAAAGAATTGCACGATACTCTCGTGGTGAACTGCCTACTGATATGGAAGCACTAGAGCCTGCATTGCAGACAGTAGAATACTATGAGTGCTACATCAAGACAGATTTAGATGGTGACGGTATAGCTGAGATGAGACGTGTATGTTACGCCTCTAACGAGATACTATCAGAAGAAGAGTGTGACTACGTTCCATTCCATTCAGTATGTCCTATTCCGATTCCACATAAGTTCTTTGGTCAATCACTGGCTGATAGAACTATGGATATACAGCTTATCAAGTCAACGATAACAAGACAGATGTTAGATAATCTTTATCTTACTAACAACTATAGAGTTGGCGCAGTAGAAGGTCAGGTCAATATGGATGACTTACTAACATCCACTGCTGGTGGTGTTATTAGAATTAAGAATCCAAATGCTTTAGTACCTATGCAAGTAACATCTAACGCTAACCAGTCATTCCCTATGTTGGAATACTTAGACAGTGTTCAAGCGAAGCGTACAGGCGTTTCTGACTCTCAGCAAGGTCTTAACCCAGATATTCTACAAAACGTCACAGCGACCGCTGTAGCAGCAATGACGAGCCAAGCTGGAGGTAAGTTAGAACTGATAGCACGTATCTTTGCAGACACAGGTGTTTCATCGTTATTCAAAGGTATATTACATTTGGTATGTAAGTATCAACAAAAAGAAAGAATCATCAGAGTTAATAACAAATACGTTCCGTTTGATCCAAGAGAATGGAAAACTGAATACAACATCTCAGTCAACGTAGGTCTTGGTACTGGTAGCAAGCAAGAACAGTTAGCTACTATGCAAATGATCTTAGAGAAACAAGAGCAGATCATCCAAGGATATGGCTTAGGTAACCCCTTAGTTAACCTCAAGCAATACAGAGACACGTTAGCTAAGTTTGTAAACATGGCTGGCTTTAAAGATGACTCACAGTTCCTTATGGATATTAGTGAAGAACAAGCTCAACAAATGGCACAGCAAGCATCACAAGGACAGTCTGATCCTCAAGTACAAGCTGCTGAAGCATTAGCACAAGCAGAGATACAAAAGGCTCAAATGAAGATGCAATCTGACCAAGCTAAACTCCAGTTAGATCGTGAGCAAATGGAACTCAAGGCACAGAAAGATGCACTAGAGTTGCAAATGAAAGAGATCCAACAGACTAAAGAGCTAGCACTAAAAGAGCTAGAGTTGATGATGGATGCTGAAAAGCATAACGATGCTAGCGAAGTAAACCGAACTAAGGTTCTTATGAACGCATTAGAAAAGATCAATGACGTAACTCAAAGAGGTATGTAATGACTTTATCGGAAGCAATGAAAAACATACTGGGAAGCCCAGAGTTTCAGGAAGTCATGAAAGAAATGAAAGACACACAGTTACAAATGATCCAATACTCTGGTGACGAAGAGCTACAACTAAGAGAGTACGCATACCAACGCATAAGATCCATTAACGAGATTATGTCTAATCTTGAATCTATCGCACAAACAGGCGAGATAAAAGATAAGGCATGGAAGATATTATAGGCACTTGCCTACTAATCGGTAACCTCCCGTAGAGGAATAAAAGGTAATACAAAATGAGTGATGAAACCATGACTCCCGAACAGGGAAGTGGCAATCTAACAGTAAGTGAATCGGTAAGTGGATTTGAAAGCTTCTTAGATAGCCAAGAGAACCCTGTAAAGGATAATTCAGAAAGCGTATCAGAGGAAGTTGTAGAAGAAACTTTAGAAGCATCAGAAGAAGAAGTAGAATCCGAAGAGCAATCGGAAGAGGAAACTTATGAAGCTGAAGATTCTGACGAAGTTGAGGAAGAGACTGAAGAAGAAGCACCCCAGAAATTCACCGTTAAAGCATCAGGTGAAGAGAAAGAGGTTACCTTTGATGAATTAGTATCTGGCTATCAACTCGGCGCAGACTACACTAAAAAGACTCAAGAGTTAGCAGAAAACCGGAAGGCTGTAGAAGCTGAGGCTAAAGCTATTATTGAGGCTCAACAGGTTAGAGATACATATGCTCAACGCTTGCAAGCGGTAGAACAGTTGCTAACAATGAACGATTCTCCAGAAGATATTGCAAGTATGAAAGAAAACGATCAGATAGGGTGGGCAATTAAGGTCGCAGAGATGACCGAGAAGAAAGAGCAATTGGAAGCAGTAAGAGCCGAGCAACAACGCATTGCACAACAGCAACAAGCGGATAGAGCTCAAGCCATGCAAAGACAAATAGCTCAGGAATCAGCAAAGCTTGCAGAAGTCCTACCAGAGTTTTCAGACAAAGCTAAAGGCGAACAACTCCGCAGTGAGATTCGTAACTACGGCAAAACAGTGGGTTTTACAGACCAAGAGTTATCTCAGGTCTATGACTCACGTCACGTCCTTGTACTGCATAAGGCAGCCATGTACGACAAGCTACAGAAATCTAAACCCGGTGTTCAGAAGAAAGTAGCTAACGCTCCTAAGATGATTAAGTCTGGGACAAAAGTTAAGCAAGGCAACAATGATGTACAAAAGCGACAAAAAGCACAACTTAAAGGCTCAGGCAAAGTGCGTGATGCTGCTAAGTTATTTGAAAACTTTATTTAAGGAAATTTAAACAATGGCAACTTATCAAACCTACCAATCTATTGGTAACAGGGAAG